CAACCTGTGGATCAGATGGATCGGACGCTAGGTACTGGACTTTTTGTCCATATGTTCCGTAATACGTTGCCATAAAATTTTTATTCTAAAACTATAGCTGTTGGTCTTTTTCTTCCAAATGGTTCTCTATTTTTTTCTGAATCAGGTAAAGCGTCCCAAGCAGCTTGAGCTTGTGCAACTATTGCATCAACGATTGCTTGTGCTTCTTCTTTAGTTTTCCAAACGCCAGCTACTTTATTAACCCAAAGATTTGCATCTTGGTTATTAGCTGGTATCTGCCAAAGATTACCTGGAAACCCAGAAACTTGAAATTTAGATGCATCATCATGTGTGATAAATCCTTTTCCCCAATTTTCTGCTACGCAGTATTTATATGCCATGTTTCCTCCTTATTAATCTGTTTTTATAACATTTTTCATAATCATTGTATATTACGAAGTTGTTATTGTTTTAGTTGTAATTGCCGCTCCTGTAAATAATTCCGTTGAAACTGTATTTCCTGGAGCAGGATAATTACCCCCTCCAAATATTAAACCACTTGCACCTGGAGTATTACTAGCTCTATTTTGATTTATTTGATAACCATGTGTGACTGGATTTGTAGCTGAATTAGTCCAACTTGATCCATTCCATACTTCCGCAACAAGTGTATAACCAGGTCCTACAGCATTATAACCTCCAGGAGCTAAAGCTGCTGTTTGAGTACCAGAACCTGAAGTATATTTAGTAGTATTTAAAGAAGGTGTAGTTGTCCAACTTGCACCATTCCATGAAGTAGAAAAAGTAGTTGTACCAGGTGTTGGTGGTGCTCCACCCCCTGCTCCACCAAAATGTAAAGAGGCTGTTTGAGTACCAGCAGATCCTGCATATTGAACACCAACACTAGGAGGCATAGCAGTTCCACCCGTCCAACTTGAGCCATTCCAATTATTTACATTAAAACTATTTGGTCCATTATTTCCTTGAACCATTGCAGCTGTTTGAGTTCCACATGCTGTAGAAGAACTTAAACCTTGTGGATAACTAACAGGAGAATTTGTCCAACTTGAGCCATTGTATAATTGATTAGCACTTAAAACTCCACCACTATATCCTCCAACTCCTATTGCAGATGTTTGAGTTCCAGTTGATGTCATATCATATGCTCCAGTTGCTAAATTTGGAGCACCTGTCCAACTTGTTCCGTTATATGATTCAACTGCAGTTGTACCAATTCCACCTCCTGCTGGTGGATATCCACCGATTGCTAAAGCAGCTGATGCTGTTGCTCCAGCTCCTGCAACAATATCTCTAGCTGTACTTAAATTTCCACCACTTGCCCATGATGCTGAACTAAATGTTGCTAACTTAAAAGCGTAAGAAACATTGTTATACCAAACTTGTCCTTCATTTAATGGAGATGGGTCTGTTGCTACAGATTGAACTGCAAAACCATTTATACCTTTATAAGTAGCCATGGTTATTTATTCTGTAATAGCCAGCCTTGAGTTGAGTCAACGTATACTAAAGTTAAACCAGCTCTTTCTACTGACACTGTTAAATCTTCTGCTACACCTTGAATATTGTGCCCGTTACGAGCGATAGTTAAATTATTAGTGTCAAATGTTCCTGCGTAATCTATGAAAGAAATAAAATCACCTATTACCGCTGATGCTGGTAATGTTGCTGTGAAAGCTGATGAATTTGTATTACAAAAATAACCTTCTTTAGCTACTGCTGTAAATCCAGAAGTTTTAACTGCTTGCCATGCTGCTCCGCCTGCAACTGTTGCAAAAGCTAAAGTTCCTGAACCATCTGATAATGATAATACTTGACCAGTTGTTCCTGTCGCTGTTGGTAATGTTAATGTATAAGCAGTGTCCCCTGAAATTGTAGCTGGAGCTTTTAATCCAACATAAGCTGAACCTGTATTATCTCCTAATCTTAAAGCACCTTCTGAATCAATTATAAAATTAGTTCCATCCCAAATTAAATTAGCTGAACCACCAAATGCTCCTGAACTATTAAATTGAATTTGTGTAGTTGATCCACCTGGAACCCCAAGAGGAACATCTACGATATTTGTTCCATCTGAGTAAACTAATTTAAATCCTTTATTTGTTGTAGAAAAAGTCGGTCCTGTACCTGAAACTGTTTTAAATTCAACTGTGAAAGCACCTGTTGTTCCATTATAAACAATCCAAGTTTTTTCAATACCATTGGGAACTGTTACTATTTGATTTCCAGTAATAGTACCTGTTAATTTAAGTACAATATTTCTTGCTACAGAAAGTGTTGGTGAATTTGCAATAGTTAAAGCTGTTGTTTGAGCACCCCCTGCTATACTCTGTTCTCCATACCCAGCAATAGCTTGTTGAATTACGTTTAAATTGTCGTTTGTTTTATCACCCCAAGTACCAGCATTTTCGCCAGTGACCATTAACTCAATTTTGAGGTCTGTAGAATAAGTTGATGCCATTTAAGCTCCTATAAAATTTATAAATAAATCATTTAAGCGGCTAAGTCAACCGGAGTCCAAGTATTATTAGCTCCTGTTTGTACTTCTGCCCAGGCTGTAATATTAACAGATCCTGTTGTTAAATTCAATCTAATACCAGTAAGATTCACATTTGCATTACCTGTAGTAGTAACTTGACCAATTCTTAAGTTTAATCGAGACCCAGTAACATTATATCCAGCACCATAAGTAACTTGACCAGGTGTTAAATTAATTCGTGAACCAGTAACGTTTACTGTAGCATTAGCTACTGTAGTTTCGTTACCTATAAAAATATTAAGTCTATGCTCATTTACTACAACAACAATATTACCATCTGCAGAAACTGTTACACTTCCAGCAGTAAGATTAATACGAGATCCAGTTACAGAAACATTGGCATTTGCTGAAGTAGTAACAGTAGGTTGTGAAATATTTATTTGTGTACCTGATACTGCAGGTCCTGCTGTTATTTGCTCAGTTACTGCGTTAAGTGTAATATTAGATCGAGAACCTTGAACTGATACATTAGCATTAGCTGCTGTTGTAACAGAATTTATAGTTAAATTAATCTGAGAACCTGTTACATTTACACTTGCATTAGCTGCTGTTGTAACAGAATTTATAGTTAAATTAATCTGAGAACCTTGAACTAATACATTAGCATTAGCAGAAGTAGTAACACTATTTAAATAAATAATTATATCATCATCTTCATCTACGTTTACAGATTCATTACCATCTGCATTCGTATCAACAGGATGTACAAAGGTATTTAATCTTGTTCCTATAGCATTAACAGCAACATCTGGTTCTTCACCCCAAGGAACTACACCCCAACCAGCAACACCCCAACCTGCATCAGGTTGAACATCTGTTGTTACACTTCCTTGAATGTTTACTAAACTTAAACTATCTTGAGAAAAATCACCAACACCATAATAACCTATTCCCCAAGGAGTTATACCAGGTGATGTTACGATTACTGTTTGATCAGCCATGTTAGTTACCTAACATGCTATGAGCACCAAGTGGTGATATGTAAAATATAATATCTGCCACTTGGCTCTCCTTAAAATTTACGCGTTACCAATTCTTATAATTGCAGCGCTAGTTGTAAATGCTGGGAACTGAACTGTGAAAGTTCCAGCAGTTGCGGTTTTTGGTCCGCCAAAGTCTAATACACACACTGCAGGATCGCCTGAAGCTGTATCGTTATAAATTAATGCACCTTGAGCAGTTAAAGTAACTCCTGTCCAAGACACGTTTGCAAAATTTGTAATTGCCACAGCACCCGATACTTTAACACCAGAATTAACTAATGCTTTTCCACCAGCAGTATATCCTGAAGATGTTACTTCTTGTGAAGATGTATAAGATGTTGTTGATGCTCCTAATGTTGCATCTGTTTGATACATTGCAAGTTTGAATGTATTACCAGTCGTAAGTGTAAAATTGTGTATTGCTCTTAGGATTTGTCCTTTGAACGAATTCGCAATTGCGTTTGTTGTTATAGCCATGTTTTCTCCTTAAATTATGGTGATGGAGAATCAATTTTTATTCTCGGCACTCCATCGTCGTATTCACCTCTTCGTCTTCTACCCATTTGTTGAAGAGCAAAGTTTTGAACTTCTATATCATACTTCCCTTTGTATAAATTGTACATATCCATAGGTCCTTTTAAAAAAGAAAACGCCTCTGATAATACACCGTATAATAATAGATTTTCTGCATAGGTTGACAAATACGTATTAGTTGTTGCATTAAAATTAGGTGGTTCTTTTATATATTCTAATTGCACAGGATAAGCTTGATCGGGCGTTGGAGCTACAATTAAAGTAAAATCATCCCAATTACCGTAAAATTTAGGTACTCCTTTAGCATTTGATGAATTAAACTCTCTCATAAAAGTTTGATCTCTTTTTTCCATATATTCAACTGTACCAGATGCTAATGTTCCAGTCGTAGCTACGAACAAAGCTCTAGGAACTAATAAATCTGCAGGAATCAATAAATATTTATTATTTGCAGTAAATACTGAATCGGCATATTTTCTTAAATCATCATAATCAACTTTTCCAGCCACATCTAATTCGGTATTTCTAATAAACCCATCAATAATAGTTGCTGTTAAGACATTACTATCCACTTCGGTATAATCTCTTACTTGAGTTACAAAATTTGCGTAAGTTATAGACATTATGTTATACTCACAGTTATTGAACCAACGGCTATTAAAGCTATTCTGCCATTAGCTTGTTGATCAGGGTTTAATGGAATCATTCCTCTTGTTAAAAATGCAAAATCACCTGGTAAATCTAATAATGCTGTGGCCATTCCAGCTCCACCAGAATCTGCGAATAAACCAGTGTTCGGTGGCACAACTGTTGTAGGTTCTGCGCCTCTTCCCAATTTAGGTGTTTGAAAATCTTGATTTCTACTATTTAATAAAGCCTCAGGATCAGCTCCGTAAACTTTTGGATCTAATTGTGGATGTTTAGGTTCATATTCTGAAATATGCACCATTGATCCTTGCCATTCTCTAATCATTTCTTGATACGGAAAAGACTGACCTGATCGGTCAGATTTCATCATTGATCTTTTACCTGATGCGAATCTACCCATTAGAATGACCCCGATGGATAATAGTTTGCAGGAGAAATAAATACAGATGCGCTTTGAGAATCCTCGACTAAGGCTCTCTGTAATTCATCCTCGTAATACATTTTTAATTGTTCGGTTCTTTGTGGTGCTTTTGATTGTGATATATAAAAAGCAAGACCAGATACTAAACATGGTAAAAATCTAAAAGGTATATCAGGATTATTAGTATAAGTTCCGGCATCCTCTATTCTTTCAAGAGCGTAATATTTCAAATGTGTATAAGTATTTAAATCAGGTGCTTGATATAAGGTAATTGTAGGCGTTAATTGTCTATCTACATAATATTGAGAAGGTGTTCCAGATTGGCCTTTATTAGGCAATGATGCGTAAGTTGATCTATCAATCTTTGACAAAGACACATCTTGAGTACTCGTTGTTGTTCCTGAAGTTGATGAAATATAAGCTTCTAAAACATCACTAACTGAAGAAGCG